ATGAAATATTTGCATCTGTAGCCAAGCCTGTATTATCATAGTATGTCTGATCATCTATCGTATCAGCAACCCCACCAGTGCCGGTTAATGCAGTTGTGATGTCGGAATTGTCGTAATATGTTTGAGAGTCTATGGTATCATCTATTGAGCCAAGTGACTTCACGACATCGCCACTGCTACCTAACAAGAGTTCATTTTTAGCATTTACATCATCTGCAACACCGCTGATTGTAGCTTTTTCTTCGTCTGTTAAAATACCATCTTCAAAGGCTTTATTAATTTCAGCTAAAAAATTGTTCATACTGTCTAGAACATCAACAGTCTTTTCAGCAGTATCAACAAACTGCTCATTTTGTGTATTTATGGTAGCCTCTTGGAAAGCGTAATCTTCACTACTCGTAAAATTTGCGTCATTTGCCAAATAGTTTTGCGCAGACGAAACAAAGTTGTTGTATGCTGTCTTATAGTCTTCACCAAGAGATACATCAAGAGGGTTCTCTATCAGTTTATCTCTTAAATCAATTAACGAATTTAATGCATCTGCATAAGTAGTATTAAATGACACTGTGCTACCAGATATACTTCTTAATGCATCTGCGCTACTAGCAAGACTACTTAATAAAGTATTGCTAAAAGAAAAAGAGATGGTCTCTATTGCATAGTTGACATTATTTATTGCTGTTGCAAGTTCGCTGCTATTATTAGTTAAATATGAAAATTCATCATTTGTAGCAGATAAAGCTGAAGTTAAATCATTACTTGATGTATCAGATACCAATATCTCACTTGTATCATCAAGAGTATTATTTAGTTCAGATGTGCTATTTGTAAGCTCATCAATACTATTTGATGTATCGCTTATAACCTCATTCATTACATCAGTTGCATCTGTCACATCTGTTGTATTTGCTACAAAATCCTCAAGCGCTGTAGTTTCACTTGGTTGTGTGTTGTTTACAGTCTCTCCAAAATCACTTGCAACTGCACTATATGCAGGTGCGTCTTGAATATTTGCATATTCTGCATCTATCTTGGAGATTAGCTGATTTGCAAAATCTACTCCTTGTCCAGTAGTGAAGAGGTCACTGTAAGAATCCATCAAATTCTTATTTGATGTCTCAAGTGCTTGTTTTAATGCAATCTCTCTATTCAAGATAGATTCAATATCAAAATCTACATACCCAATAGTGCCAATATTTACCAATCCAGTAGAATTTGCATACTCAATTACTGCATTTAACCCATCTATGATCGTATTGATCATATCTTGGAACATCTCTTTTGTACCACGAACTATTGTTGCAGCAACAACCTGTATGCCATAAAACGCTGATTCAGCACTATATCTCAATACACTATACACATCGCCAATGCCTTCAAAGGCATCATACATCAGCCCTGCTGCTTTTATTGTGCCTCTAATTGCATCTATTGTGTATCTCGCAAATGCGGTCGCTCCATTTGTGGCTTCTCCAAAAGCTGTATTCAGATATTCGCCTACAACTTTTACAATAGCCTTCAAATATTCAAACAGACCAGCATCCATAATCTTCTTCTGAGTAATCTCCCAATTACTCAACATATTAGAAAGCATCCCATTCCAAGTCTTAGACTGTGCTTCCATAGCTCCTGCATATTTTGAGTTAAAAATAGCAGTTAAAGTGGATTGTATAATCTCACTATTGTTTTGCACTACTGCTTGTTTCATCTCACCACTGGCACTGGTCCACATGTACTTAATCTGATCGCCCATCTTTGACGCTCTAATGCCAAATTCTTTAAGGCGCTCATTTTCACCCACAACAGCATCTGCCATCGCTTCAACTGCCTGCTGAATGCTTTTGCCCATAGCAGCACTTGTATTGCCTAACGTTTCTAGCAGTCCATTTGTAGGCTCCAGACCGTAAGCTCTTAAAGAAACAAAACTTTCGGCTACTTGACTAAGACTATACGGTGTTTGTGTAGCAAAGTCTTGTATCCACTGCATCGACTCCTTTGCTACAGAACTTGAACCCTCAATTGAACGCAATGTTGCTTCAAACTTCTCAAACTCAGCAGATGTGCCTATGAGTGCTGTGCCAAGGTCTTTTACACCTTTTGTTAGTGCTTCAACGCCTTTAAACCCTAAGTAAGCGGCGGCTAACCCTTTGAGTGTATTTTTCATACTCGTAACAGATCTCTTTACTGTGTTTTCAGCTTTCTGCATACCTGTAACAAGTTTTGCAGTATCTGCTTTTATGTCAATCAGAACTGTTCCTACTGTCGCACCCATTATTCACCGCCTCCAAAAGCACTCATTAAAATCTTTGCTATATCAGCACTATCCATCTCATCGTTTTGTAGATGAGCCTCTTTCCATTTTTTCTCGCTTAACGTAAGAAAATCTCCTACACGCATAAGAGTATATGCCCATTTCTTCCTAGATAGCTTCGCCCACCTAAGCTGATCTTTTACACTCTCGTATAAATAACCAATTGCGCCACTGAAGCCATAGGCACACTCGCATCTTTTTGCAACATTTGCCAACACAACTTCAAATGGCTGCAATTTCTCACACCCTTCTCCAGTTCTCAAGCACTTAGCTATTCGCCAAGGTGCTTTTTTTCAATCTCAGCCCTTTTAGCATCCATCAAACTGAGAATTGTCATATAACCTTTAATTTCACAATACTCACGGAGTTTTTCTTTATCTTTTCCGCTTACAAGTAAATCAAAGCGTTTTTTTGCCAATTCCTCTTTAAAATCATCACCACCAAGCTCTTCAATCTGCTCACTTAAAGCTTCCATCTCTTCGTGCAATTTGTCTTTTTCTTCTTCAAGCTTCAGTGCTTTTTTAAAGTCGCCTATCTTCTCATTTAGCTTGATTTTTCTATTCAAAGACTCTTCTTTTTTTTGCAGCTTATTTGCCTGTTTGAAAAGCTTAGTGAACTTTGCAACAAGCTCTTCCCGCTCCTTTTTCTCTTCGCGTGTAAAATCACGGTAGAAAACTTCAAGCTTCTCTTTGGTCTTACCGCCCTCTAGAATTTCTAGAGGGATTTTTACATCAAGAGTTAATTTCATTTATACTCCTATGCTGCCGCTGTTACTGTTGGCCTAGTAACTTGTTCAAGTGATACGACTGTTTTTACATATCCGTTTTTCTCAACTCCGCTCAGTTTATAACTTGGAACTACTGCCTGAAATTCAAAACGTGTACCGTTACCAGTGTCAGTTAACTTGTTTGGCAGTTCAATTCTCACAAACACCCTAGTTGTTACGGAGGCATCATAGGCTGACTTAATAATTCCATTACCATTAGGTTCATCTGGATCATACACATAGGTAAGTTCAAGCGCGCCTAAACTTAGTGTTCCAAGAAGTTTGTCAAGGTTCTCATTGTTTAGGTTTTCTATTTTAATTACCTCTCGGGTACCAAAATCAATGTCTCCGATTGTTTGTATATCTCCAACTTCACTATAGTTGGTACCATCTGAACTTACAAACAATGTAGTGTTTTGTGATTGTATTGCCATATCTATCTCCTTCTGTAAAATTCAATTAACTGTCTATGCAGCAAAGTATCTGTCTCATAAATATCCTGAGCAGATATATCGATCCCATTTAATTCAATAATCTTTGCCACTACTAAATCTTTAAGGCTTTTCGCCTCACCGTAGCTTTTTGCCCAAACATCGACTTGAACACGAACAGAACGAGCATAAACCCCACCATTTAACGACTGTTCAGTGCCGTCATAAACAACCTGATAGGTTATTGCCGGATATGTAGTGCCCTGCGGCAGCACCACTGGGTACACTGGATACCCCAAGCCATCAAGTGCAGTGTAGAGTTCCTGCTCGATCATAGTTTGCTAAGCTCCTTGTCGATGCGTTTTGCCATATATTGTTTGGCAGCCTCTATTGTCTCTTCACCTTTTGCTTCAAAGGCAGGTCTCAGAAATGGTCTTGCAGACATTTTGGATGTTCCAAATTCTAAGAAATGCCCGTAGAAACCATTGTATTTGCCACCTTTTCGAGGTGAAACACTAAAATGGATAATGTTTTTATTTTTACTCCGGCGTTTTGTTACGCCAATGCTCTTCTTCAAATTACCTGTATTGACTGGTACTCTCGCTCTGGCTTCACTGATTAAAGGTTTAGCAGATGCCCTAATAGCTCCAACAACTACTCTATTCTGCACTCTTTCTGGTAGCTTTCTTAAATTCTTAAGCAGTTCGTCTATACCTTTAATTTCAATATCAGCCATCAAAACACCTCTTTAGCCATTATCTCAATGTATCTATGTCGCTCTTCATAATCTCGTATGGCAACTATGTCAAATATGCGTCCTTGGTAAACAATTTGCATATCTGGCTTCAATCCTTCTAAGTAGCGGATCACGATTCTATGTGTCGTTTCATAGCTTGCGCCTTGAGCCGCAAAGAACTCAGTCGCTTTGATTGGTTTTATCTCTGCCCAAGCGTTTGAGAAAAACTCCCAAGTTTTTACCTCTTCGCCGTATGCGTTACGGGTTGAAGTGTATTGTCGTATTTGAATAAGGTTTCTCAATTTGCCAGATGCCATTACACGATCCTTACTCTATAGCTATCGAGCAAATGGTCAATAAATGTTCTAGGCATATTGTTTGTAGTAACATTCTGAAAACTCTCTCTCTGCTCATACATTGTGGAAACTTGCACTAAGATCCACTGTTTTATAGCTTCAGGGCAAACAGAATAGCCGGATTGATAAACAACTTTGAAAGCATTCACTTCATCATCTGCTGTTGTATCATCTATGTAAACAACCGCTGGGTCTGCTTTGTCGTCTAACTTGTAATCAACATCAACATAAGCACCGTTACGTAACGCTTGAACAGATGTAACCGAAACTAAAGGCGGTTTTGGCAGCTTCAAAACAGATGGCACTGCATCGTCATATAGCTCATAAGTTGCTACAGCTAACTGCCGATTTGTAATCTGCTCGGCTTTATCTATTGCCGCGGCGATTAGTGACTCTATGAGAGCATCTTCATCTGTTGTTAGCACTCTCATAAACGCCTTAGCTTCATCAAGCGTTACTGGTTTACTTGTCGGTGCTGTCGCTAATACGAGCTTCACGGTTTTTTAATTCCTCTACAAGTTGTTTTTTTTGTTCATCACTTAAAACCACGCCTACTAAGGCGGCCTCAAGGTCGACCACCTGCCCATACAGTGCAAGTAATTCAAGTTCAAGTGCTTCCTTTTCAAGTATTGCACGGGTTCGAGCCTCTTCCTCTTCTCTCTCTTTTTGCTTTTGTCTTGCTTTTTCGAGAATGGCTTCTTGCTCTTTCTTGTTTTTTGCTTTTGCAATGCCTTTTTCTATCATCCGTGCTGCTTCAAATTCATCAGCAGGACGATAAACTTTGCCTGCCTCATAGCTCCCTGCAGAGCTACTGAGGTGTTGCAGGAGAATTAATTCCATTATTTGCTCCTATTAAGCACTTTGACCAACGTTAAACGCCTCTGAAAGTAGAACTTTTGCGTCTACACGCTTCCAAACTTTAAAGCCCACATAGCCAGTAGCAGCGTATAGTTCATTAAGTCGCTGAATCGCCATCTGTCCACGGTCAGCGATTTGGTAATAACTAAAGTCACCAATTACAATAAATTTATTGCCTGCTGCAAGGTCTGGAAGATAGTTGTCGACCACAATAGGTCGTCCAAGTAGCGATGGTCGTTCACCTGCATTCATTCCAGGAGCATAGATATAGTTACCATTTCCATCTTTTAGTTTGCGTATCGCTTTTTCTGTCTTGTCATTCATTCGCCAAGTAGCAGTTGCACGATACTCTTCTTTCAGGTCATAATAAATGTCAATAATTTCATCTGCTGTAACCGCACCTGCTGTAGCAGTTGTAGAGTTTGCGCCGACAGTAGCACCAGTAAGGTAGCCAGTTGGTTTAGAGACACCATCTCCAATTGCAAATGCAGGAGACTCTCCTTTGTCTATACCTTTTGCAATTTGTCCTGCCATATACTGATCAAAATTAATCATGTTGTCTTGTAGCAACTCTTCTGATACTTTAATAATACCGCCAAGCTTCCAAGCTCCAATCTGTAGAGTTCCAAATGTTGCAGAAGTCTCTCCATACGCTCCACCTTCAGAAACCCATGCAAATGTCGGTGGTTCACCTTCTACAGGAATATTATGCGTAGATGTTGTTGTAATCACGTTTGAAATAGAACGTGTACGCCCAATGCTGTTCAGCTTCATCAACACTGAACGCTGATACGTTTCAGGAACAATGTATCCACCATCAGGATCGCTTCCAACTGTCATAGCATTTCGGTATTTGTCCGGACTTTCACCTTTTAGGTAAGCATTAAACGCTTCCATATATGCTTTATCTTCAAACTTCTCCATTCCAGGAGTAACGTCACCAGTCAAAGGTTTAGAAGTAGGCTCTTTTGCCTCTGCTTCACGCTTTGCAAGTGCCTCTTCACGTTTGATTTCAGCATCAAGTTTGTCATACTCTGCTTCCATTTTGTTGTATTTCTCAACATCATCTGCATTCATAGTTGGATTTGCATCAACCAATGCGCGCATATCTTTGAGCAGCTTGGCTCTCTTCTCGTATTTGTTCATTTTGTCTCCTTTTCTCTAGTTTTAAGTCTCATTCTGATTGTCTCAACCATAGAAGCATCAACCGCTTCACCTTCCTCTTTATTCTCAGCCGCCTTCTTTTGTGGCTTCGGCTCTTCCAAAAGTTTTGCTACCATCTGCAAATCGTTAGACTCTGTCTGATGCTCTTTCATAGCTTTTATGCAAGCTCCAAAAGTCTCTTTTGCCATTGCAACAGATGCTTGAGGATCTTTATCCTCTTCAGTGCTGATTAGCTCATCTGCAAAA